ATCGGCACCGTCGCGCCAGCCGTACAGGATGGGCTCGTACTGACGCTGGTAGTCCGCGCGTCCGAGCGTGAAAGTGTTCTTGGCCCAGATGATGAACGTGGACCAGCGACCGCCTGCTGCACGGAAGGCCGATTGCAGCGTGTCCAGCTCCGACGAACTCATGGCGATGTAGACAGCGCCCTTGGTGTGGGTGAGGATGTTGGTGCAGGCGTCCGTCAGGAAGCTGCCGAAACCGTCGCCCAGGTTGTCGTTCATGATGGGGCGGTTCTTGCCGCGCATCTTGTCCTTGGCCGTGTTGGCGTAGTTCACGTTGTAGGGTGGATCGGTGAAGGTCATGTCCACCAGTTCATCACCCAGCAGGACCTTGAAGTCATCGGCCTTAGTGGCATCACCACAGAGCAGCTTGTGCTCGCCCAGGATCCAGACATCGCCCGTCTTGGAGATGGGCGTTTCACTGACCTCGGGCACAGCGTCCTCATCGGTCAGGCCATCCTTGGTGGCTTCCTCGCCAGCGATCAGGGCCTCCCACTCCTCTTGCGAGAAGCCGGTCAGGCCCAGGTCAAATCCGGCATCCTTCAGGTCGGCCAACTCGATGCCCAGCAGTTCGTCTTCCCAGGATGCGTTTTCGCCGATCTTGTTGTCGGCCAGGATCAGGGCGCGACGCTGGGTGTCAGACAAGTGGTCCAGCGGCACAACAGGCACCTCGGGCAGACCGAGCTTGCGCGCTGCCAGCAAACGGCCGTGACCGGCGATCACGTTGTTCTGGCCGTCGATCAGGATCGGTGCGCCCCAGCCGAACTCACGGATGCTGGCCGCGATCTGGGCCACCTGTGCCTCCGAATGCTGCTTGGCATTGCGGGCATAGGGGATCAACGCCTCGACCTGGCGGTACTCGATGTGGATGGGGTTCATGGGGACCAGAAGTGAAAAACCCGCCAGGTCATGCCACATGGGCCACCGGGCGGGTTCTTGAAGTTAATGTGGTCGGAGACGCATCTCTCGCGACCGTAGACAGAATTTATCGTGAATCCGGGCAAAACGCGACACCCTCAAAATCGCGTTTCTTTCGCATCTGTCCGCATTGGTAGGCATGGCTTCGCTGCACCCCGAAACGTCTATCAACCTCCCTGCGAAAGATGGTCGGTGATGACCTGGATTGCGACTTCCCAGTGGCGCTGCGCGGTACGGGGTGCCACACCGAAGCGTTTGCCAATGTCGTGCCAGCGCCACCGCTCGGCTCGCATCCACACCAGCTTGCGTTGATCGGTGCGCAGGCACTGCACCCACTGCATGACCACGAGCATGCGCTCAACCTCGGCGGGCGTGGGTGGGTAGCGGTAGACCGGCGCATCGTCGCTGGCCATGCGTTCGTACTCCGATCGCACGATGGTGGGCCAGCAGTTGAAGTGGCCTTGCACCCTGACCGGTGGCAGGCGATGCGCAGTGCGCGCCGCTTCGATCAGCCAGTTGGCGACGTCTTCCGTCGTCCATTCGAGTGTTGCTGCAACCATGTTCATCCCTCCTGTGTGTCCAAAGCCCAGTGCAACAGCGCCAGGGCATCCGCTTCGTTGTCATCGGTCACCGGGTGGCCCAGTGCCCGCATGGACTGGATGACCTCGTCCTTGCTGGCGTTGCCTTTGCCGGTGGCGTGCTTTTTGATCGTGCCCACCGGCACACCCTGGTACGGCAGGTTGTGGTGCTCACACCAAGCGGTGAGCGTGGCCATCAGGCCGCCGTAGACGTGGGCTGCGTCCACCCCTGCATGGCGACGCACTTCCTCGAAGTACACGGCGTGGATGTCGGTGGCCAGGTGGCGCATGTCGGAGAGCCACCGCTTGAAGCGCAGGTAGCGCATGCCACCGCCCTCATAGCGGCTGGGCCGGAAGCTCGCGAAGCCGTGCCCGATCTGACCATCCATCGTTCGCATGGCCCAGCCGGTCGTGGTGCCCAGGTCGATGGCCATGACCACGGTGCGCGATGCAGGCACCGGATCGACCGGGCAGGCATCTCCCCTACGTAACGGAGAGAGGGCTTTAGCCCCCTCTCCTACGTAGTAGGAGGGGGAGTCTCCGACAACTTGGTCAAGGGTAGAAACTGAACAAAAACAATGAGTTAGCTCAGTTGGCAAGTTGGCAGATCTGCCTTCCTGCCATCTTGCCAACTTCGACGTAACTTGTTGATTTACAACGGAATCAAGTTGGAAACGGTCTGCCAACTGAATCCAGTTGGCAAAAGTTTGCCAACTTCCAGGGGTGTTTTTGCCAACTTGCTGCTGCGCGCCAATGTGTGCGCGATCGCACCGATGCGGACCATTACGGGCTTTGTCCAATGCCCGTCGCGTGCGGGCCAAAGCGTGCCCGTGCGGGTCAATGCCAGCGTGTTCAAAGACGCCGGCCGTGATGTCTCTATCTTGGCAAATCGTGTTCATTCGGACTCCTGTGGGTCGTTGCTGTTTTCGGGATAGACCCACACCTCCGGGTTTTCGACGGGCATCGCCGCCCCGGAAAGCGGGCACTTGTAGTGGGTGGGCAGCACGCACAGGGACGTCATGGGCACCTCACCGGTGTCCGGATCGGGCTCGCCCTTGGGCCGGTTGTGGACCATGCCCTCGACGCACATGTAGCCAAACTTGGAGCGGCCAAATGGCGGCAGCCCGTAGTCCGCAGCGTTGCGGAAATACTTGATGTAGCCCTGCGTGGCCAGGGCCGACAGGCGCTCGCGGATCGAGCGCTCGCCGCCCAGTCCTGCCTTGCCCTCGAAGGCTTCGGCGAACTGGTTGGCGGTGTAGAAATTGCCCTTCAGGCCCTCATCAAAGAGGATCTGCAGGATCACGTCGGTCTTGCGCCGTCGCTCGGCATCGAGCCGCTTCCCGTAATCCTTGTTGACCAGACGTTCGCTGTCATTGACGACGGTCCACTGGCCATCGACCTTGTCGACGTACCGGGGGGCAAGGCCTGGACCGTTGCGCAGTTCGAAGTACAACTGCCGCACCGTGGACAACTCGTCCGGCCGGTGCAGCAGCATGGCGGAGGTATAGAAACTGCGCAGGCTGCTGGCACCCGCAAAGGCCTGGAACGGGTCCTCCTCGAACTGGCGCTTGGTCATCTTCTTGGTGTGATGGACCAGCAAGACGCCCGAGTCAGGATTGACCCGCTGCTGCAGCTTGGCCACCCGGCGCGTGAGGAAAAACATCATCGCGTCGTTGTCGTTCTCACCACCGGATCCGCCACCGTCGAACACGTTGCGGATCGGGTCGATGGCGATGATGTCCGGCGGCTCGCCACCGAACTGCGCACTGATGGTTTGGATCAACTTCTCCAGCCCTTCCTCATCAAGGATGAGGTGCAACTGGGGCGTCACCACCAGATTGCGCCGGGCGAGCCTGAGCGCCTCTTTGGGCAGACGGATGGCTTTCATCCGCTCCTTGAGGTACGGGTACTGCACCTCGGCCTGGAGGTAAAAAACCTTCAAAGGGCGTGCTGGCACCATGTCCAGGAACGGCAGGCCGGCTGCCATGTGCGCCAGCCATGACAGAAGAAAGTCGCTCTTGCCCACCTTGGGCGCCCCGCCAAAGATCGCGATGCCGCCGGTCGTGATGATCCGGCCCGACACCAGGTCGATCGGCAGCGGTGTGTCGTCGTCGAGCATCTCGCCCATCGTGAAAGCCGGCAGGACAGCCGCGCTGGCCTTCACCGTGATGCGCTCGCCACGCTCAATGAATGCCTTGCAGTCGAACCCCTCGTCGATGGCATCGGCCGCATCCCACTTATCCGGCTTGCCTTCGGGTGGGATGACGATCACCACTGAACGACTGCCCACAGCCACACATGCTTTGGCAGCCGCCTCGGCATAGTCCCAGCCCGGCGGATCGCGGTCCGGCCAGATCACGACGTCCTTGCCACGCAGAGGGGACCAGTCGGTTTTGTCGATCGGTGCGCGCGCGCCGTTCATCGCGGTGGTGGCCACGATGCCTTGCTCGATGAGGGCCTGGGCGCACTTTTCACCTTCCACCAGCACCACCTGGCGAGCAGTCGCCATGGCTGGCTGGTTGTAAAGCGGACGCGGATCGGGCGCACGC